AATCAACGGGTCTATCCCGCGAAAAAAGAGAACTATGGGTATTATCCAATTCCAAGGGTTGAAAAATATAGTATTCTCCAATATTCACAATATTTCCTCCGCGTCCATAGCGGTCTTCAACGATTTCAGTTTTATCATTAACTAGTTTATTGAGAGCAACATCTATTTGTTGTTCAGAATAAGACTTATGATATATTATTGTCTTTATAAGGTCATCTTTCTTATAGAAATAATGTTCTTTATACAGATTTTTAATTTTCATTAAGAGAGACTCATTTGTATTAACAAAATAAGTGTCAAGTGAGATATCATCCGGCGTTATTGTAGCATTTGGCGAACATGTATAAGAGCAAGACTCCATATAATCACATTGTTGTGAGTAAGGTTTATCTCCCACTTCAAAATTTATCGTTTGTCCATTAGAGAGAAGTAGTTTGTGTTTTTGTTTTAAAACCGAGGCAGCAGTATCTTGCTGACTTTTATTTAAAAGACAATCTATCGCACCTTCTTTAAGTGCACGTGTGACCCGACCAATCAAAATTGCTTTTAATTCAGCAACACGATACACATACATATCTGCTGCTTCATTGCCGTCTTTCAAAAGAGTTGCATACAAAAATATCATAACATTTCTCTCTTTGAATGGTAGGTTTTTGTGACTACAATTCCTAACAGCGCGACCAATTGTTTGTTCAATACGGTTGGTATTATACCAGGGTTCTAAGATATGCACCTGTCTTATATTGGCAAAATCTAGACCTTCAGAACCTGCACGTGAAATAATAATGACCTTAATAATGCTACCATCTTTGTTTGCTTCATCGGATGCTCTTTTAACTGCCAATGCATTGTTAGGAGATAAATCCTCATTACCTGTAATCATAGTGTAAGTAATTTTATTTTTCTTTTTTGGTGCACTTTTCAGCAGACTTGAACCATCAAATCGTTTGCAACCCAACTCCTCTAAAGCAAGGGCTAAGGGTACGACACCGCCGTCTAAAAACTGTGAATAGACAAGGCAAATACCTTCTGCACCCATAATCGCATCTACAATATGGTCTAGTTTGGCACTATATTTACGCAGATGTTTTCTCTCAAAGATATGTTCTACACCTGGACGATACTCATAATCTGTTTTATTCTTCTTGAACTTCATAACACGATTCAACCCCTCAATCCCCACGAGAGTATTAATACTAACATCTGTTAATGATTCATCATCGTTGATAGGATAGGTCATATTTAATGCTTCCAATGGACGCTGTAATATTGTGTAACCAAAGCGTTCCATATTATCTGCTGAAAGTTTGCTATCATCTGTTTTTGATTTGATGGAGTCAATAATATGGTTGTAAACTTTGCTTTGGTAACTACCTGTATCTACGCAATAAAGGTCAAGATGTTCCATAGATTGCACAATACGTGCGCCCAAAATCGTTTGGTCGGGGTATCTAACTTTTTTTAATGACTGTGGGGATTTGAAATCATTTGGAAAAATACGGTAGGGAAATGAATATGGATTATCGCCTTTAACAAAAGACACATATCCGGTTGCTTTACGCATGAGTAATTCTTTCCCACTCTCTCTTCCATCTGCACCTTCAATAAAATTTCCGTCTTTATCAAAAATTTCGCGGGAATCTAAAACAGAACGCCCATCGTTTTTATTCATCAAGTTGATTAACCAAATTATTTCTTTTGGGTCGTTATACATTGGTGTGGCAGAGAGAAGTAAAAGACGCAATGGATTAACATATTTCACTAACATGTCAAGGCGACTCGCCACCCGCTTCTCTTTTTTACTGTCGCTGCTACGAATATTGTGAACTTCATCAATAATAATAAGACGATTGGAGAAAGTATCTTCTAATTTTCGCTTGCGAATTTTGTCCTTTTGTGCTTCACTGAATTCTTCGGGTACATTAGAGCGTTTTGTAATAAAGTTTGCAAATTCACCATATCCCATAAATAAATAGTAACTGCGAATGATGCGTTCAACTTGTTTTATAATTTTTTCTTTAGACATCCCTTTCAAATTGACAGGGTTTATTTCTGCCAAGAATCTGTATCCACTACACCCAGTAATAGACCAAATACCACCTACTTTCTTCATTTTACGTTCGTCAAATAGTTGCTGCTTAAAGTTTTCTTGAACGTTTGGGGAAGCAACGACAATTATTTTTTTGGTAATACCCATTTGTTTCATGTAGTTTCTCATTTCCTCGCTTACACCGATTGCTGAACAGGTTTTTCCAGTTCCAAGTCCGTGAAAAAGCAGGAGTGAATTGTAAGGTGTATTCACTGAGAGAAAGTTTTTGACAAATTGCTGATGAGGACTTAATTCGAATGAAGCAAAACACATTTTTTCTGCCTCTTCTTCTAGTTGGTCTGGACTGGGAGGCATGATTAATGCATTTTCATTAAATTCTTTTTGTTTTGCTATTTTTATATTAAACGTCGGGTCATTAATGTCGGGATATAAATCACCCATATATATACTGTGAATATTTATTTAATAATGAATGTACATTTCTAATTATGTTGACACGTTCTAAATGATATGGACGTACTTTTTCACATACTTCATTCAATATACACCATTTGGCATCGCTCAATTCTTGCTTTTGAATTTTTCCAATAGTACTGTCTTTTGTTGATGAAAATTTACCTAGATAATAACTATCTTTATAAGATTGGTAATTGGAACCAATCACTACTTCGTCATAGGTAACAATATTATCTATAATTTCAACATCATTTACGCTATATCCGGTTTCTTCGCTCCATTCACGTAATGCACATTCCTTACCAGTTTCCTTGTAATTTTTACGACCTTTTGGAATTCCCCACTCAGGTGTTTCCCACTCTGTTTGAGATTCGTTAATCAATGATTGTGTATTGTAAAAATCATCATTTACAAAAATACCTTTTGATAACTGATTGAATTTTTCATTAGCAAAAATTTTCTCATTCACAAAATAGGTATTCGATTGAGAACCCCATAACTCTAACCAATTTTCTAAAAATGGACGTTCTAAAATTACTTTTTTTTCTGCTAATGTCATCTCATTTACTATATCGATAATGTGATTTTTGTTGTTGATAGCATACTTTCCTCGCAAGAAATCAATATAACCAAATGTATGTTTTCTGCAAACCAACAAATATTCTATTTGGTTTTCAGAATTTATTCTGTAAGTAATAATACCATGACTTACTAATGGTTTACGACAATTTGAAAAAACGTGACCGGGTTTTTCACAATTATTGCAATATGTTTGATAACTGTTATTCATTATTATTAAGTTAGTAATATAAAACTTTTATATTGTTTGGATGTAATGGACAAAAGTGTAGATTGGGGACCAAAATATTGGTATGTTTTACATATGATGGCATTTCATTATCCGTTGACGCCGAATAAAATTACCAAAAAGAAATATTATGATACAATTATGAATTTACCATTATTTCTTCCTCATTCAGAAATGGGAAATAAATTTAGTCGTCTTTTAGACAAATATCCTGTTACACCTTACTTGGACTCTCGAGAGTCATTCATTAAGTGGACGCATTTTATTCATAATAGAGTGAATGAAGCACTAGAGAAACCAACAATGCCTTTTTCTGAATTTATGGAACTTTATACAAAACCGAAGGATGAGAGAAGCAACCAAGGGTTTTTTTCAAAATATAAAAATCCATTAATTATTTGTCTTTTACTAATTATTATCGCAGCAGTATATAAGTTATTATGAAGTTTGAATTACTTATATTTGGTGCAACTGCATTTTTAATAGCAAATTCATATTACGAGGGAAAATATGTTGCTGTGCTAAAATCGTGGAAAAAATATTATCAAATGGGATTCTATGCCTTTTTGGGATTGTCACTCTATTTGTTCTTAAAGCGTCATCCAGGACAGTCACACACTTTAATGAAGCACGCTAATGGAATTATCAAGTATATGCCTATTGACAAGGATGCAACTGACTTACTCACGCCTATGTTTAGTTATTCAAGTATGATATCGCCAGGAGAATCAAGATTGACGAGCAGTGGTGGCATGCAAGGCGGTGGCATGCAAGGCGGTGGCATGCAAGGCGGTGGCATGCAAGGCGGTGCTTCAACAACAAAACGTTCTGTTAGTGAAACTAAAAAAAAGTATGTTGCCTCTAGACAGAACTGGCGTTGTCAAGATTGTTCTGAACAGTTGACGGCATGGTTTGAGGTACATCATAAAACA